TTTACAGCCCATAGCCACCCTGGATATTTCTTCTCAAGATGTTCTGCAACATTTTTCGCCGTAGTATAATCAGACGATATAAATGTCTCACCCCTTTCTAGTTCCATACTTATTCCTTTTTTTAGGTTTATAAAATATTCTTCGACCGTCATCAAACTCATACTGTTTAACTGGGGCACTTAAGTCTGGGTCTATCTTGTACGCTAACTCAGACCAATTATATTGAGATTCTTTTGTATTCATTATGATACTATAACATTCGCTAAATATGTTGGGTCTTTCTTAATCTTAACAGGACTATAACCACTTAGAGTTACATCGCCTTCATCAATTGGGAATGTATACGTTATACCTGCTGCTGGAGTCAATTCACCTGTTAGCCAATTACCACTTATTGTAGCCCAAGTATCACTAGAATCATTCCAGGGGCCTCTTGTTCCTAATCCTGTTAGGTCTGCGTTAGCGGGACTCATAAAATGAGATTGACCAAAAGCAGGGGCATAACCAGTAAGTGTCAAATCCCCTTTAGTTATTGGAAATGTGTATATGATTCCCTGCGTTGGGGCAACAGTTGACAAAGAAAGATCGGCTTTATCTGGGGTGATCACTGTCCCTACTACAACTGATGGAACTGGTCCTGATTCCCAAGTTCCCAAAGTAGTCGCCCAAGTAGTAGTTAACTGATTCCACTCATATGACTGTATTACTTCAATATCTCCTTTCTCTGGAGATATATTATGTACAAGTGTTAAAGAAGCAGCCGTGGCGCTAAGAGATAAACTTCCCACAGCGGGTACAATATTTGGGCCATCCCACGCTCTACTAAATTTAGAGTCGTCCCAATCTCCTGTTGTTGCTGCCCATGTAGTTATTGCCATCTAAAATTCCTATTTGAATTAAGAAACCCACTTTAATCTGGTGGAAAAGAATCCCAAGACTGGTCAGATTCATTCCAAAAATAAGTAACGTCAGGGCGGGATAGGTGTAAATGAGGATGAACAATATCAGGAGTGGTAATTTCATTGGAAACAACAACAACTTGTATCGCCTTATTATTTTCGTCCCAAAAATACTTAATGTCAGGGCGGGATACCGGCGGTTGCCAATCATGGCTTTCATCTAACGTCCAAGATGGAAATGGCTTAGGCCCTATAAATACATTATTGGAGTCATTGTAGGTATAGCCCATGCCCGCGAATTGCTTATGAAAGTTATTGTTGTAACTTGTCTGTTTCCAAACAGCATCACCAAGTAGGTTTGATAAAAAATCAATACCCAACTGCCCATCCTCATTTACACCATCAGGAGTAGTAACTTTATTGGAAACAACAACAACTTTAACCACCTTATTGTTTTCGTCTAATTTTGCAAAATGTGCCATATCTTATCCTGTTAAAGTTCCGCTACCGGTAAACGCTATGATTTTATAACTGCCATCTGTTGTTACCGTTGGTGATCCCGAAGTTGTGCCTGAATAATTTGCAGTTAGAATTTTAAGAATGACAACACCAGAACCACCGGTACCACCAGTCCATCCATATGCACCGCCACCTCCACCGCTACCAGTGTTAGCAAGACCGTTGTCAGCGTTTCCACTTCCCGACGGACTTTTACCATCTGCACCACCACCAACACCACCATCTCCAGAAGTTCTTCCTGGTCCTATATATGAATTGCCACCACCGCCACCACCAAAGTACCCACCATTACTTCCGGTTGAGGCAACGTTGCTAGAGTCTGTGCCATAGGCTACAAAGGCGGAAAATAATTTACCTGCACCACCATCACCTGATGCATCTCCAGCAGCACCACCACCCACAGCATTTGCACCACCACCACCGCCAGAGGAAGGGTAACCGGCAAGACCACCATCATTTCCGTATCCGGTTCCACCACCAGAGTCTGCTTGATTACCGTCACCACCGGCACTGCCATAACCGCCATTACCACCACCACCTGATCCTCCGTCACCGCCAGCAGCACCGTTACCTGATCCAGCACCACCACCAAGGGCAGTCATAGTAGCGCCACTACCTTCTGCATTTACATTCCAAACTGAATCAGTACCGTTATTTCCTGCAGCGGTATAGATAACACCAACCCCACCAGCACCAATAGTAATGTCGTATTGAATAGCGGGGGATACGGTATAAGTTGCATGATAGACAAGGCCACCTGCACCACCGCCTCCTCCAAAACCACCTCCTCCACCGCCTCCACCTAAAATTATAATTTCAGCGGTATAAGGATATACTCCAGCCGCTCCAAATAAGGCCGCTTTGTGTGCTCCTAATGGCATAATATTTTCCTCAAGAGAAATCCAATCCAGCCTGAAAGCCGTACCAAATTGTTCCTTCATCTACAGTGGTAAATGTAAGAATATCTACTCCGCTTGATGTTAATGATGGTGCAGTACCTCCAACCCAATCTACACTCGATGGCCAGTTCACAGTTTGTGATCCACCGTTGGTAAGAATCAGAGTAAACGAACATGATCTACCAGTTGCTGATGGATTAGTAAACGTGAATGTTTGTTCTGCTGTAGATACAGTAGCAGTCACAACATTACCAGCACTTACATCAATAGCATCAGTACCACCACCAGTATCTCCAATAGCATTTACGGTCTCAGCAATATCCAAAAAGTACGGCCTTGAAACCTGATAATCAGAATGATTAACAAGACCAGCCGCAGTAGCCGTAACCGCCTTCGATACTTCAACAGTTCCTAAAGCCGAAACATCGGTATAATCTAATTCAGTTGTACTTGCGCTTAACCCATCCAGTTTATTTATTTCAGAGGCTGAAGAAGTAACCAAAGTACCTGCTAACTTCAAACCACCATCCACAAGATCGTGAGACGCAACATTCAAAACCTGATTTCCATCAGTAGCACCAACAGTGACTACACTTGACGCCTGTGTAAGCGCTTTAGAATCTTCTGAAGTTCCTAGAGTTGTAATATCTAAATAATTCAATTCCGCCGTTGTGCCAGTATACCCGTCAATCAAGTTTAATTCAGCCGCAGTTCCTGTAACCGCAGCTGCACCTAGACTGGTGAACTGACTCTGCAAAACTGACTTCACGAGACGAATCTGGTCGTCGCCTTGACTAATTGGGTCTGTACCTAGCGGATTTGTAGCCGAAAGTTCGCTAATATATGTAGTCGTTTCTACGCCCATAATACACCTCCTATGCTAATTCAAAAATGCCACTGGAACTTGGAGTGACAGTTAGCGTGTTATCTTCGGCCAGAGTAAACTGTGATGTAGTCAACTTAGACATACATACCAACGATCCGCCGGATTTATAAATAACCGCGTATTTAACATTTGGAATCGTGCCCCCCGTAGCAGTCCATACAACCGCTGTAGAATCGAAACGATATTTATCAGTAGCAACAGAAGCCCAAGTTCTACTAGTAACAGAAGCACCACCTGTGGCGTATCCATTGCCATTAGCTACTTCGCTCCCTATAGATGCGTATGTAGATAAATCACCATCGTTTGCGTTTGTGCTTGCCGCGCTTGTGTGCAATGACATTTGAAACCCATCTGTCGTTCCAGCTAAATCCCACGCAGTAGCACCACCTAGATTTTCTCTAAATGAATTAAAAAATGCCCATGCAGTAGCAGCCATTTTACGTTACCTCCTCTCTAAGTTTTAATGAATCCTTTGGATTCTTTATTATATGCGATATTAAACCATCCCCATGAACGGCTAAATCGTAATGATCACCAGTCCCCTCAATCATTTGAACGAATTCTCTTGCCTGATGGTAATGAGCCGGAGTGCATTTGAACTCCCTTCCAGATACAACAATATTAATAATTTGTTCTTTATCATTCTCTGGTTGTTTATAAGCATGATGATCATCCATAATACAACTATCGAATCCAAACATTTCTATCCTATGAAAACCAAGCATCCTAAGAACATGAACAGCCCTTAATGTTACTGTAGCACCACCCATCACTGGGAAGTAATCTTTATACCTCTTTCCGTATTGCTCATCAAGCATTTCTTTACAATCATCCTGACCTTCACAATGCCATATCCATACATTGTAACCTTCTAATTTATCAAAGACAGAAGGATGACACTGAGAGGAAATCAAATACTTTACATCTTTAGACAATGGTTCAACAAAACGATTATTAAATTCTCTGCTATCCAACATTATCATAGCAGATGGATTTAATCCTTTATCTACACAATATTTATAAGATCCATTTACGGTAACCAGAGGCATTCCATCATTCCTCTTTTCCAAAAGATCATCAAAAGTATCATTTAAAGTAGAACCCCCAAGAGTCAAAGCTATTACTTTATCCCATTGAGTCTCGTAAGGTTCCACTTGAGGCAACCCTCTTTTTATATTTTCCCTTACATATTCTCTTATAACTGCGGGATCAGCATTTACAGAAGCCAGAATTTCAGGAACTGGGAAAAATTTCCGCTCCCAAACTACAACCTTTACTGGTTCCACCGCAACAGATGGTGGATGAGTTTTGAGTCTACTAACTGCTTGATCCACGAAATTGCATCCTTATTTCTAATCCTTTAGCGGCTGTACTACTACCTATCTGATCTACGTCTACTCTCAATACCGTAGCAGTTGACACATTATCATAACTACCATTAATAACAGCTGCAGTTGCAGCCGTAGATGAATCCAATTCTGTAGCATCTATTGTTAGTTTTGTACTTAACATATCATTTCCAGTAGTTAAGTTATACAACTGAACATCTGTTGTAGAACCAGTTCCTGCTGTATATACATGGCCACCTATTGAATAAAGATTCAATCCATCAAAAGTATCCGGTATTGTAACTGCCGTAATACCATCTCCAACATAGGTGTCGCTCG